AAGGTGCTGATGTTGATGACAAATATTATGAAAAGCAACCAGTAAAAATAGTAGACATATCTAAACTTACACCGTTTGAACCTGCAGACAAAATGAATCCCAAAGACAATCATGATAATATGATGAAATTTGTTGATAAGATTAAAGAAGGTAAAAAAATTAAACCTATTGTAATTGTACCCTATAAAGGTAAAGGACTTATTGTCGACGGACATCACAGATATTTTGCACACTTAAAAGCAGGTGCAGATAAGATACGTGCTGTAATCGCTGATCCAAAAGACTTAACTTGGCGTGATGATGTTCCGGAAAGCGTACAAGAAAACTTTGCCGACGGTAAAAAAAAGGGTAAAAGTAGACCAGGGCGTGTCAAACGTTCAGGTGCTAGTTGCAAAGGAAGCGTAACAAGCCTGCGTAAAAAGGCTAAAACCGCAAGTGGAGAGAAGGCAAAAATGTATCATTGGTGTGCTAACATGAAATCCGGAAGGAAGAAAAAATGAAAATAACTGAAATATTACAAGAAAAAGTAGAAATGTGTCCTAAGGCATGTTGTGGCATGCCAGTACCTGAATGTACTTGTGGACCAGACTGTAAGCATTGTGATTGCTATGAAAAGAATAAAAAAATGAACGAAATGACTACTGCTTCTAGTATTGCAACTAGTATGGGAAATGGCAACGGATTTGCTAGTGGCGGGATAGGTACTGAACCTATTAAACGTGTATCTAACAATAACCCGAAATCCAAGAAGAAAAAGAAAACAAAAGCATAAATATATATACGGAGAGTATAATGCGGCATAATGAAATAAACAAAAAAGTAAATGAAGGCGGTCTTGCTAGTCTAGCAGATATGGCCGAACGTGATCACGAAGTACAAATGGCAAGAGCAGATCTTTATAAGATTGCAAAGTATGCTATTAAGTTACACGAGATGTTAAAAACAGTTTCAGAATCAGAAGGCATCGAAGGATGGCAACAGAGTAAAATAACTAAAGCCGCTGACTATATTGGCTCTGTTTATCATGCAATGGACTATGATATGAAATTTGCTGAACAGCAAGTCGAATCTGCTAAAAAATCTTCGTACAAAGATGGTCTAACTGCTATGCTTGAAAGAAAAACAAGCAATTTTGATAACACTAAAAGAGATTTTGCTCCGACAGCAAGAGATGTTAAAAATAAAGTTGCAAAAGCATCAGCACAAAGAAATCAAATAGGTGGAAGCGATTATAAACCCCAGGTTGATACGATGGTGAGTACCGGACAGGGTGTAAAAGACAAAGAAGCAAAATTAGATAGAATGGCACAGAATACTGCTAAGAGTGCTGGCATGAATGCTGGTAATGTAGAGAAGGACTTGAATAAACAGTTTCAAGCAAACGTAAAGGCAGCAGGTCCTAAATTTAAGGACAAGTTTAGAAAGAAAACTGAATCAAAAGACGAACTTTGTAAAGAGTGCGGTAAGCCAAGTTATACAACCCTAGACGAAGAAAAGCAAAAAGGTGTTGATGGCAAAGTATGCTGGAAAGGCTACAAGCGTATGGGCACTAAGAAAAAAGGCGGAAAGACCGTAGATAACTGTGTGAAGATGTAATGCGTGTATTCGAAATAATCACAGAAGAAAAAGGTTGGCTTGCAACAGCATGGGATACTATAAAACATGGCATGGGCGATGACATGGATCTTTATGTTGAAGAAGCAAATAATGTTCTTCGTAGATATGGTACACAAGGAACACTTAGACATTTGAAGAAGAAGTTTCCAGACGCAGCGCCTACAGATTTACAGAAAGCAATAAGGATAGCATTAGGTAGAGGTTAACATGACTGACTTTTATAAAATGAGTGCTATGATGAAGGATTTATTTCCTTCAAGTCCTCAAGAGGATAAACAGGCCCTTTTAAATATGGCTAACAATGCTCCTGCAGATATACCTCCAACTAAAGATTATATAAACGAAAGTACATCAGTACCTGAAGGATCAATGCCATTGGGTATTGATAGTATAACTGACTTTGCAAAATTAGCAGGAGTTACTGAAAAACAAAAAATGGGCAGTGCAGGACAAGCAAAAGGCAAAGATCCAATGCCTAAATTAAGTAAGCCTACAGCAGGAAATGAAACACCTCATCCTTTAAAAGACAAACTTGTAGGTGAAGACGATATAGATATAACAGCTCTAACACCTGCAGCTACGACATTAGGTGGAGCTATTGATCCTGACATGGATCCAAGTGCGTTAATTGCAAGAGGCTTAAAAAAGGCCGGTGAAGGCGAGGTCCTTAATGATAAAGAAAGAGAAGCTATCAAACCTTATGTAGAGCTATTTTCAGAACTAATGAGTAATCCAGCATTTAGAAACAATCTAATAGCTATGCAAAAAATACTTGATAAAAAGAATAAAAAGAAAGAAGAAGATGCTCCTCCAGGTAGAGAGAAGCAGGTAAAAAAACTAAAGAAAAAGTTTGACGATCCTGGTGCACCTTATGCTATTGCTTGGGCACAACATAACAAACATGGTAAGCCTAAGAAAAAGACAGAATCGATCAAAGAAGAACTATATAAAGCACTTGCAAAATATAAAAAAAATAGTTAGGTAAAAATGTCCGAAGTAAGTTTCAAAGATAAATGCAAACTATTCTACGCAGTAAAAGGACATATTCCACCAAACGATCAAACCATCATAGATTCCTACGATGGATATTTTAAACGTATGTGGGGTAATCATGAAATGTGTTACCGAGAAGATGGTTTCGAAGAAGCATACAAAAAAAGACTTGACAAGCAACAATAAATCCTATATAATATAACTTAAACTAAGGAGAAACTTATGAGTGACCGTACCTATGGTGCTGAGGAAAAAGCGAAACTTGAACGTCTTGTCAACGAAGGCGTTACAGTATTACAAGAGATTGAAGATTTACAAGCAGGCTTAAAGGATACAGTAAAAGCAGTAGCAGAAGAACTTGACATTAAACCATCAATGATTAATAAAGCAATTAAAATTGCACAAAGAGGCGATTGGGAAAAAGTTGCTGATGAATTTGACGACCTTGAAACACTTGTTGTTACAGTTGGTAAGGATAAGTAATTGGGGCATATACTACAATTCTTTAAAGATAGTTACAAACTTAGTCCAATAGCATTTTATTGTGAACTAGTAGAAGCTGTGTTTTTGATCTCAGCAAGTGCTATACTAAGTTTTACTATACTTGATCCTGCTACAAAAATATTTGTACCAATGTACTTAATTGGTTCGGTATTAGGTATAATTAGTGCAGTAATTAGAAAAGCCGCATTTGTAATATTACTTTGTAGTTGGTTTACAGCAATGAATTTATTCGCATTAGGTCAGTTATTTTTATTATAGTTATAAGTAATATTAACGCCAAAAGCAATAGCTAGGCATGTAGAAGGTTAAGTTGGCCATAAGCAACGAAGGAGATATATGAGTTACGTAGACGCATTTTTTGATCGCGATTCTGATATAATTAGAGTTGTTGAGCGCAAAGACGGTAAGAGAGATTACCGCGAATATCAAGCAAAATATACATTCTATTACAAAGACGAAAGAGGCAAGTACAAAAGTATATTTGGAGACCCTCTAACACGGATTGTTTGTAAGAACACAAAAGACTTTCGAAAAGAAGTTGCTATTAACAGAGACAAAGAACTTTTTGAAAGTGATATCAATCCTATCTTCCAATGCTTATCAGAAAACTATCTTAACCAAGATGCACCTAAACTAAACATTGCGTTTTTTGATATTGAGACTGATTTTGATCCAGAGCGTGGCTTTGCTGATCCTGCAGATCCATTCATGCCTATTACTTCTATATCTGTTTACTTACAATGGCTAGAAACAATGGTATGTCTTGCTGTTCCACCTAAGACACTTACAATGGATCAAGCAAAAGCAGAACTTGAAGGTATTGAAAATGTAATGCTGTTTGAAAAAGAAGGTGATATGATTGACACCTTCTTAACATTAATTGAAGATGCTGATATTTTATCAGGATGGAACAGTGAAGGATATGATATTCCTTATACTGTAAATAGAACAAGTCGTGTACTAAGCAAAGACGACACACGTAGATTCTGTCTATGGGGACAACTGCCTAAGAAACGTGAATATGAGAAGTATGGCAAATCAGCTGTAACCTTTGACCTAATAGGCAGAGTACATTTAGATAGTTTAGAACTTTATCGTAAATACACATATGAAGAAAGACACACATATAGACTTGATGCCATTGGCGAAATCGAAGTTGGAGAGAATAAAGTTCCATATGAAGGAACTTTGGACCAATTGTACAACAATGACTTTAGAAAGTTCATTGAGTACAACATACAAGATACCGCACTACTGGACAAGCTGGACAAAAAACTAAGATTTATTGACCTTAGTAATACTGTTGCTCACGAAAATACTGTGATGCTACAGACAACTATGGGTGCAGTAGCAGTTACAGAACAAGGTATTGTAAACGAAGCACATCACAGAGGACTACAAGTCCCTAATCGCAAGAAACGTGATGATACAGAGAACACACAAGCCGCTGGTGCATATGTTGCATTTCCTAAAAAAGGCTTACATAAATGGATTGGCTCCATGGACTTGAACAGTCTGTATCCTAGTGTGATTCGTGCATTAAATATGGATCCTGCAACTATTGTAGGACAAATACGTCCTGACATAAGTGAAGCTCGTGTACAAGAAGATATGGGCCTAAAGAAAAAATCATTTGCAGGAAGTTGGGAAGGGCGTTTTGGAACAGAAGAATACGAAGCTGTTATGGAACAACGCAAAGATATTGCATTGACTGTTGACTGGGAAAACGGTGGCAGTGATGTGTTATCAGGTGCTGAGATATACAAAGTAATTTTTGACAGTAACCAACCTTGGATGCTAAGTTCAAACGGCACTATTTTTACAACAGAACACGAAGGTGTTATTCCTGGGCTCTTAAAACGTTGGTATAGCGAACGTAAAGACATGCAGAAAATGCTAAAGAAAGCAAAAGATGCAAGCAATGACGCAGAAATTGAGTATTGGGACAAAAGACAGTTAGTTAAAAAAATTAACCTAAACAGTTTGTATGGTGCTATTCTTAACCCTGGTTGTAGATTCTTTGATAAACGTATTGGACAGTCAACAACACTAACTGGACGTACTATTGTTAAACACATGAGTGCAGAAGTAAACAAGGTTATAACTGGTACATATGATCACGTTGGTGAAGCAATGATATACGGCGATACTGACTCTTGTTACTTCAGTGGATATCCTGTACTAAAAGAACAAATTGATGCAGGAGAAATACCTTGGGACAAAGACAATGTAATAAAACTTTATGATCAAATATGTGAAGCAGCAAATGAAACATTTCCTAAGTTTATGCTAGAAGCATTTCATTGTCCTAAGTCACGCTCAGATGTTATTGCGGCGGCTAGAGAGATTGTAGCACAATCAGGCTTATATATTACTAAGAAACGTTATGCAGCACTTGTGTATGATGTTGAAGGCTTTAGAGCTGACGTTGACGGAAAAGCAGGCAAAGTAAAAGCAATGGGCTTGGACTTGCGTAGATCAGACACACCTGTGTTTATGCAAGAGTTTTTAAGTGAATTACTGCTAATGGTGCTAACTGATGCTCCACAAGAAGATGTTTTAGAACGTATAACTGTGTTCCGAAAAGAGTTTAGTGAACGTCCTGGATGGGAGAAAGGTTCGCCTAAACGTGCAAACAAGATTGGACACTATCAGCGTCTTGAAGAAAAGCAAGGCAAAGCAAACATGCCAGGACACGTAAGAGCAAGTATCAACTGGAACACACTTAAACGTATGAACGGTGACAAGTATTCACAAGAAATTGTAGACGGTATGAAAGTTATTGTTTGTAAACTAAAGCAAAACCCGCTAGGCTACACAAGTGTTGCGTATCCTACTGATGAACTACGTATTCCAGAATGGTTTAAAGAACTTCCGTTTGATGATGCGGCAATGGCAGAAACTATTATCGACAATAAACTAGACAATTTGATTGGCGTGCTTAACTATCCTCTAGAAGATACAAAGCAACACAACACATTTAATAGCTTGTTTGATTTTGGAGGTTAATATGAATCATTTTTTGTTCGATGTTGACGGAACATTAACACCTAGTAGGAAAAAGATTAACTCCTCATTTGCGTTATGGTTTTTATACTTTTCACAACATAACGCAGTAAGTTTAGTCACTGGAAGTGATAATCCTAAAACACTAGAACAAATTGGTCCTGAGATATGTATGAGTGTAAACAAAATATATAATTGCAATGGGAACGATGTTTGGCAAAAACAAAAAAACGTGTACACTAATCCTTGGAAGATGAGTAGTAATCTAAAAAACTTTCTTGAAAAAGAGCTTGCTAATAGTTCTTATGAAGTTAAGACAGGAAATCATATAGAAGAACGTCCTGGTATGGTTAATTTTAGTATAGTGGGTCGTAATGCTGATAAAGTACAACGTAAAAATTATTTTTATTATGATATCGAATCTGATGAAAGAATTCATATAGCAGAAAAGATAAACAAACAATTTGAAGATGTAAGTGCTGTTGTGGGCGGTGAAACAGGTATAGATATAATTGCTAAAGGAAAAGACAAACGTCAAGTACTTGATGAAATAAAAGAGGACAGAGTTTTCTTTTTTGGTGACAGAATGGATCCTGACGGCAACGACTTTAGTTTAGCCTATGCAGTCAAAGAAGCAGGTGGTGTTGCTAAACAAGTCAAAAGCTGGAGAGACACAAAAGAAATACTTGAAAACTTCCAACAAAGAGGAATAGCAAATTGAAAGTAGGATTTACTTGTTCAACATTTGATTTACTACACGCAGGACATTTAATTATGTTGCGTGAAGCAAAAGATCAATGTGATTATTTGATATGCGGATTACAAGTTGATCCTAGCATAGATAGAAAAGACAAGAATGCACCAGTGCAAACTGTAGTTGAACGCTACACTCAACTAAAAGGTGTTG